GTAGCTAGCCATTCACGACCCCCATCCTGCGCCTGCCGCCGACGCGCTGCGCCACGGTGTCGAGCGCCGCAGCCAGCGCGGCGTCCGCCGCGACCATGTTGCCGTCGATGTAGTAGTTGTTCACGGTGCCGGCCTTGCCGTTCCCGTCCATGCTCGCCACGAGGGCGTCGGAGAAGCGGGAGAGGTACGGCTCGTAGGACGGCCATATGAGCTCGCCGCCCCTCTCCCCCGCGCCGATGAGCGTGGCGCCGTCGACGATGCCGCCCTTGGCGTACCACTCGACGCTGATGTGCGGGAGCCCGCCCGAGAGCCAATCGAGCGGGTTGGCGCTGCCGCTGATGCTGAAATGCGGGAGCGGGATGTGCGGCCAATGGAATTCGAAGTTGAAGAAGCCCTTGATCGCGTCGATGGCGCCCTTGACGGTGCTCTTTGCGGTGTTGATGGGTCCCTCGATGGCGGACTTGATGCCGTCCCATACGGTCGACGCGACCGACTTGATGCCCTCCCACACGGAGGACGCGGTCGACTTGATGCCGTCCCATATTCCCGACAGCGATTCGGCCATGCCCTCGAAGTCGCCCTCCACGAGTGACACGACGAACCCCACGACGCCCTCGATGGTCGTCTTGATGCCCTCCCACACGTCCACGGCCACCGACAGGATGTTGTTGAACGTGGGCACCACGAAGTTGAGGATGCCCGCGACCGCGTCCACGACGAGCGTGGCGGCGGTGCCGAACACCGTGCCGAGATCCTCGATGACAGGCGAGAGCGTCTCGATTGCCGTCTGCACGCCCGGGAGCACGGTGTCGGCGAGCACGGCGCCCAGCGTCTCGATGAGCGGCTCCACGACGGGCGCCATCGCGTCGAACGCCTGCGTCACCATGTCGATGCCAGCGCCGAGCGCGTCGAACGCGAACGTCGCCAGCGGCTCGATGGCGACCGCGGCCTTGTTCTTCAGCACCTCCAGCGACTCCGCCCAGTCGGCGGTCGCTTCGTAGGTGCCCATGATGCCGTCGCCCGCTCCGAGCGCGGCATCCTGGAACTGCTGCATGTCGATGGTGCCGTCCTCGACTGCCTGCAGGAACTGCGCGGCGCCCTTGGTGCCGAACAGCTGCGTGGCTATGTCCATCGCGGCTGCGGTGTCGCCCGCCTCGATGTAGCCCTGCATCTCGCCGAGCATCTGCTCGAAGACCTCGCCCGCGTCGCCGCCCTCGGCTGCGACCTCGGTGAAGGTCCGGTTCATCTTCGTGAGCATGCCCTGCGCGTCCATGCCCGCCTGGTCGAGGAGTCCGGCCATGTTCGCCGTCTCCTCGAAGCTGAAGCCGAGCTGCTGCATGGCGGGGGCGTTCTTCTCGAGGATGGACGTGAGCTCGTCGAAGCCCAGCCCCGTGTTCTGCGACACGGTGAAGAGGTAGTCCATCTGCCCGCTCATGTCCTCGGCTGCAATTCCCCATGCGGCGAACGCGCCCGAGAGCGTCTCGACGTTGACCCCGCCGATCATGGAGTCCAGCGCGCCGAGCTGCGTGGCGACGTCGCGGAGGTCGTCGCCCGTGAGTCCGAGCCTCGTGTTGAGGTCCTGGATGTAGTCGCCCGCCTGCCCGAAGCTCACGGGCACGGTGGTCGCCACGTCCTGCGCGATGCCGACGAGCTCCTCCAGCGCCTCGCCCGAGGCGCCCGTGCCGATGACGATGGTGTCGCGCATCTCGTCGAAGCTGCCGCCGATGTCGAGCAGCGCCTTGCCGATGCCGAGGCCCGCGAGGACGCCCGCGATGGGTCCCGCGAGGTTCTTGAGCGTGCCGAGCAGCCCGCCCGCGATGCCCTCGCCCGCCTGCGTTCCCAGGTCCTCCATGCCGGGGAGGATGGCGCTCGTGATCGATTCCTTGGCGCCCTCGGCTGACGGCATGATCTGCACGTACGCGTTGGCGACTGTGGCGCCCTCTGCCATCTATGCCTCCTCGTAGAACCATGCGTCGAACTCCGACACGGGTATCGCGTCGGAGCCGTATCTTTCAGTGTTCGGAGACGTCCACGGCCTGCCGTGCGGCTTGGGCTGCACGGTCCCCTTGGCCGAGAACGAGAAGTTGAACGCCCTCACGGCGTCGAAGATGTCCGCGAGGAGCGCCGCGCGCCCGATGTCGGACGCGAACGAGGCCTCGTCCCTGCTCGCCCATCGGCGGGTCGCGGAGTCGAGCGGCAGGTGCCGCGCGAACACGTCCAGCGCATCCCAGCCGTAGGTTCGCGGGAAGTCGGCGAGGCGCACGCCGAGCTGCACCATGCAGTCCCAGTCGAGCGCCCCGCCAGATTCCCTGTCTAGTCGGACGAGGCCCGCGATTTTACCGCGTCCACGGGCTTGGCGGCCTGCCATGCCTTGGCGAGCCTGCCGAAGTCCGCCGACGCCATGCGGCCCGCCGCGCCGCCCGTGGCGTCCTTGAAGAAGCGGAGCATCCACTTGAGCGCGGCGGTCTCGCCCTGCTCGGCGGCGTCCGCGAACGACATGATGTCGTCCATCGGCAGCGCCGCGAGCTGCGGGACGGAGTAGGCCGTCCCCTCGAACTCGAACTCGAACGCCTGCGCGTCCGGTGATTCGACCACGTACATGTTCCCCTCCCCTTCCGTCCGCTAGGCGGTGGTGGCGCCGTCGTCGAAGTATACGTAGACGCTGTGGCCCGTGCCGTCGTCGTAGCAGCTGATGGTGAAGGGCCACACGTTGCCCGCGGAGGGCACGAAGGTCGGGGAGCCGACCTCGGTCACCTGCGCGTTGGGGGCGCAGATGCGGCCGCGGCGGTTGCCGTCCTTCATGTTGATGCAGAACGCCTGCTCGGGCGGCAGGTCGGGGCCGATGGAGATCATCAGCTGCTCGCCGTGCGTGGTGCTCGCCGCGGTCTTGGCGACGTTGGCCGCGCCGACGAGGTTCTTGGCCGCGGCCTCGTCGATCTGCAGGAACTCGCCCGTGATGGTGCAGCCGAAGTCGGTGGTGGCCACGCGGACGTTGTTCAGGCCCCAATCCTTGATGGACGTGTTGGAGCGGCTGATGTTGAGCGTGATGCCGCTCTCGGAGATGTATCCGCCGGACGCCCACGTGTTCGGGAGCACGGTGCGCGCGTCGGTGGGCTTGGTCGTGCCCGTGGGCGCGACGTAGAGGGCGCCTACCGTGGTGGACTGGTCGGGTCCGAGCAGGTAGACCTGGTTTGAGTTGACGCCTGCCATATGGCGGCCTCCTTACTGTAGTGTCATGCCGGTGCCGCGCACGCCTACGGTGGCGCGCACGGTGCAGCGTTTGAGCGTTTGCCTGTCGGGGTCGGGGTCCTCGTAGGGCGCCCGCGCCTCGGACGTGTTGAAGTGCGTGTGCGCCGCGTTGAAGCGCAGGGCGCGGATGGCGCCGCTCACCTCGAACGCGGTCGAGTACGCCTGCGAGTAGGTGGGCGCCCACACGTACGCGACGATGTCGTAGGCGTCGCTCACGGGCGACTGCTCGAACGAGCCGAGCGAGTAGACCGAGACGGTGGTCGCGGAGAACGAGTCGGGCGGCGGGTAGGCCGTGACGGCAACGCCCTCGGGCAGCACGTCCGCGAGCTCCGCCGCGACGGCGGACTCGATGTCGATGGGCTTCACGATCTGCATGCCGTCACCGCCTTGGATAGGGTCTTCTCGGTCGCCTCGAGGTAGCGCCCCTCGTAGCCGTCGGGCACGACGAGCGCCATCGGGCGGTCGCCCACGACCTGCGCGGGCTTTGCGGAGAACTCGTCGCCCGCGATGCCCGCTATGCGCTCCGCGGCCTTGTCGACCTCCGCCACGATGCCCGCTTCCTTCATGAGCGCGGAGATGCCGTCGGACAGCACCTCGACCTGCACGCGTGTCCTCGCCATGACGATCACCCGCTCCACGCGACGAGCGCGGCGCGCATGTGCGACACGGCGCCCGTCGGGCTCTCGCGGTCATCGGCGATGCCGTCCACCTCGTAGGTGCGCCCGCCGTACACGATGCGGTCGCCCTCGCGGATGTCGGAGCCGTACGGCGCGATGAGCACCTTGTCGATGGCGCGCGTCCGCGCGGGGTCGTCCCAGTCGGTCGAGGACGTGGGGCGCACGAGGGCGCACTCCGCGACCCTGTGCTCCGATGCCTGCGACCAGTCGCGCTCCGACCTCGTGCCGTACTGCACGACGGGCGCGCGGAGCACGGTGACGGTCCTGTCGAACCAGCTAAACGGCATGCGCCCTCACCGCCCTGTACGGCTGCAGCGCCGCCCGCACGTTGGCGGGCAGCAGCATGCCCTGGTTGGAGAGCGCGGAGCCGCTGTAGCTGATGCTCACGTCGCCCGCGGTCTCCTGCGAGACGCCGTAGGACGTGAGCGCGATGGCGTTGGTGACCGCCGACGCGATGGCGGCCTGCAGGTCGGGCATGGAGTCGGCGGGGATGCCCGCGGTGAATTTGACCTCGACGTTGCCGAGCTCGCGCGGGATGCACGACGCGATGCGGATGCGCCCCCTGCGTGAGAACGAGCTGACGTCCACCTGCTCGCCGCCGACCTTGACGGACTCGACCGCCGAGAGGTGCGCGACGGGCAGCCATATGTCGCCCGGCTCGCCGTCGAGGACGGCGACGCAGCTGCACGACGGTCCGACGTGCCATCCGCAGTAGCCGCGGACGGCGGCGGTCACGGAGTCGATGGCGGCGGATGCGCGGACGTCTCCCGTCCAGCGCCCGCCCGTGATGTCGTCGAACGCATCGACCTCGATGATGGGCGGCAGCGACGGCTCGTCGATGTCGTATCCCCACGGAGTGATGATCATGGCGCGTCCTTACTTCTTCTCTGCGGGCGCCTTCTTGTTGGCCGCCCTGCGGGACTTGTTGGGCACCTTGGCGCCCTTCGGCTGCACGTCGGCGAGGACGTAGCCCTCGGGCTGCTCGCCCTCCTCGAACTGGTAGGTGCGCCCGTTCGGGGCGCGGTAGATGCGGAGCATGGCCCCTCCCCTCATTGAGCGGGGCGGGGTCTCCCCCGCCCCTGTTCGGAGTGCTTAGGAAGCGGCCTCGGTGATCTTGACGAAGGCCTTGGGGTAGCGGGTCGCAAGCGCGATGCGCTCCTCGACCACGACGGTGACGCGGTTGTAGATGGCGTCGTCATGGTCGCCCGTGACGATCTCGATGCGGGCGCCCGCGCCGTCCTTGGTGACGACGGACGCGCCCTGCTTGAAGGCGCCGACGAGCACGGTGCCCGCGGTGATGTTCGGGGTCACGACGGTGTTGAGGCCCCAGATGCCGGGGTACTGGGAGACGGGGCCGTTGCCGTAGGGGCCGAAGAAGAAGCCGCCGCCGACGTACTCGTTGGAGCCGCTGGCGGTCTTCATCTTGCGGAGGATGGCGTAGTCGGCGGGGTTGATGATGATGGCGTCGGCGTTGAAGGGGCTGTCGGCCTTGATTGCCATGATGGCGTCGAAGATGGTGTCGGGGTCGATGCTGCCGTTATGGGCGTAGGTCTTGGCTCCGATGCCGGAAACGGACTGCAGGGTGGAGAGCAGGTACGCCTCGACGGCGGAATCGAGCTCGTAGAGGCCGCGGTTGTTGAGCGCGGAGGCGAGGAACGGGGCGTCCTCGAGCAGCTCGTCGGTTTCGTAGAACCAGCCCGCGATCTTCTGCAGGTTGGCGGTGACGGAGCCCTCGACGATGTGGAACTGCGGCTTGGCTGCGGCCTCGTTCACGCCCTTGGGCGACGGGGCGGAGTTGTCCTCCTTGGCGCCCAGCACGAAGTAGGTGAGGGCGTTGCCGCTGATCTGCTCCTGGCCGAAGAGCTCGCGGACGGCGAGGTTGCGGAGCGCGGAGTCGGCGACGTTGCGGTTGTAATCGGTGATGGTCTGCGCGACCTGCGGGTCGGTGTAGGCCTTGAAGCCGAAGTCGGTGCCGGCGGACTTGGCGGCGCCGCTGCGGACTGCGGTGAGGTCGAGGTTCTTGGCGGCGAACTCGCCGAGGGTCTTGGGGGTCTC